AGGGTCAGGTACCACCCGGATGGCATACATCCGAGTATGCGAACTATCACTGTAACCATGTCTGTGCCGAATCTCCACGATATTCGTAAATGTGGAAAAACGGCATACAAAAACAGGATGAGTGTAGCCGCGCGGTCTTTATCGTTAAAACCGCTAACGTCGCTTATTATACGGTGGGCCATCAAGGCCAGGTGGGACTTAAAGCGTCCATCCCACTCTTCTTGATCACCGTCGAGCCCGAATTCTCCAACTTCGCGGGCTCTGACAATCATTTCATGCCACTCTCTTGAGCCGCGGTTAAGACCAATCGTTGAAAAGGTCTTTCCGCGGATGCGCTTGAGAAAAACGCCAAATCTTGCAAAGTATCTCTTATTCATTAAAAATGAAGTTAGAGATCCAGCGCAAAACACGCGTGTTTTACCAAGTGCAACTTTCTCAATAGGACGAGGTTCGTCTTTTAAAGTAGCAATGAAAGGATCACTGGGAATTTGTTGTTGTTGTATGAGTTTTTCCCAACTCTCATAATGGATTTTAGCTGTTGTTGACAGAGTCAGCTCTCCGGGTTCGCCGTCTATAACCAAACGCTTAGCTCCTCTCAATTTTGGATTGAGAGAGAAAGGATAACCTGATGAAGTGGATAAATCCACTGAATCAACTTCACTAGGTATTCCATTAAGCGCTTGGTCTATGGTAAGGGGTGTGAAATCATCACCGGCGAGATGTGATTTCAACTCTTCAGTAAGTGATTGTGTGGCATGTTCCGCCAAATGAATGGGGAATTGTTTTGTCGACAATCCATACTTGTTAAGAGCTTTGGCCATGGGGTCGATATCTCCTTTCTTACAAAGTAGAGCGGGAACAGTTGTATGCTCCCTAACCTTATCAAAGAGTTCTGATTTTCTCAGATCACTCTGCATAGGTCCTACAATGTGTTGATTGGAATAACCAACAAACATGGTCTTATTAAATCCCTTACCGTCTTCAAGCTGAACTTCCTCGTAAGGAAATTCTTCCTGAAGACTAGGCACAGTTTCAAAGTTTTTGAGAAGTCCTTCCAATTCCACCCTGTGCACGGTGTTAGCGAAAGACTTATTAGGGTCGGTTTTTGAGCCACTCTCATGTATTCCTACAATTTTGAGCGATCCATCTTGCGAGGCGAAGACTAGGTTTCCACAGTCTCCTTTGCCGTGAGTGTAATCATATTGAATATGACACACCCCCTCGTAAGTTGAACCATCATCGTCTCGAAAGACGTTAATGACTGTGCTTTTTCGAATGGTAGTACCGAAAACTACTAAATCGATATTGTGATTTCGACGGGTTACGTAGCCCGCCACGTCCTTCGTGACAGCTCTGTCACAGAAGTATTTGACTATATTTGAAAA